CGAGGGCTACAGGACAAAGCCGTACCTGTGCCCGGCGCACATCTGGACGGTCGGGTACGGGCATGTCCTGTACCAAGACCAGATTCAGCTTCCCATGGTTCGCAGGGAGGGGTATGAAGGCTTCATCCGCATGAACTACCCACTACGTCCGGAGCACAACCGTGTCTGGTCCAAGGAAGAGATTGATGCGCTTTTCGACGCTGACGTCGCTGCTTTTGAGCGAGGTGTTCTACGTCTGGTTCCCGGCTGTGCTGGTCGTCAAGGGCGGTTTGACGCTCTGGTCTCTTTTGCGTACAACGCCGGTCTAGGCAACCTGCAGCGCAGCCAGATCAGGATGAAGGCCAACCGCGGCGACATTGAAGGGGCGGCTGACGCGTTCATGCAGTGGACGAAGGCCGGCGGCCGGGAGCTTCCCGGGCTTGTGAGGCGGCGTACGGATGAACGTGCGCTGTTTCTGAGATGAGCGCAGTCAAGACCGATCCTGCCAAGTGGAAGCGCATCGTCGCCAACGTCAAGGCGTCTGGCAAAGGGGGCTCTCCAGGCCAATGGAGCGCCCGTAAGGCGCAAATGGCGACTCAGCAATACCAACGTAGCGGCGGGGGCTACAAAGGCCCTCAGAGGGCGGATAATGCCCTGGCGCGGTGGACGCGCGAGGACTGGGGCACGCGCTCAGGGAAACCGTCCACCCAGGGTTCTGAAGCGACCGGAGAGCGGTACTTGCCAAAGGCGGCACGCGAGAAGCTGACACCTTCTGAATACGCAGCCACCAGCCGGGCAAAGCGCGAAGGAACCAAGCGCGGGCAGCAGTATGTCCCGCAGCCTGAATCGATCAAGAAGAAGGTGTGGTGATGCCTGCGGTAGTGATGACCTACGACAGTCTGGTGCTGGACATCCGGAGCTACCTAGAGCGCACCGACGCGTCTACGCTGGAGAAGATCCCGACGTTCATCATGCTGGCTGAGCAGGTGATCGCCACGGAACTGAAGTTCCTCGGCAACCTGACGGTGGCCACAAGCACGATGACTCAGGGTCAGGCGACGATCGACAAGCCGGCCCGGTGGCGGAAGACGGTCTCCATCAACGTCACGGTAGCCGGAGAGCGCAGGCCGGTGCTGCTTCGGAAGTACGAGTACCTGCGGGAGTATTGGCCCGATCCCGCTTTGACGGACACGCCGCTGTACTACTGCGACTACGACTACACGCACTGGCTGGTGGCGCCGACTCCGGCTGCAGCGTACAACTACGAGGTGCTGTACTACGAGCGGTCGCAGCCTCTGGACAAGTCGAACCAGACGAACTGGTTCACTCAGTACGCGCCCCAGGCGCTTCTGTACGGGGCTCTGCTGCAGGCGATGCCGTTCCTGAAGAACGACGAGCGCATCCCCATGTGGAAGGCCCAATACGATCAGGTCATGCAGGTGCTGAAGGTCGAGGACGTCGCCCGCATCGGTGACCGTCAAACCATTGCGAGGGATGCATGAGCTTCAACAGCCCGTTCACCGGCAACGTCATCGTTCCGACTGACGTCTCCTACCGCAGCATCACGCTGTCGGCCAACACGACCCTGGAGTGGCCGGTCAACGGCAACGCGACCGCGAACTATGCGGCGCGGATCATGAACGTCACGGCCACCTCGGGTGGGCTGGTGCTGCGCATGCCGCCGGCCAACCAAGCGTCCGTCGGGCAGGATGCGCTGATCCGCAACGTGGGCGCCAACACGTTCACCGTGGCCGACTACGACGGCAATGTCATCATCGTCGTCGCGGCTGGCGAGGCGAAGTACATCTATATCACCACCAACCCTGATGAGGCTGGAACCTGGGGCATCATCGCCTTCGGCGTGGGAACTTCGACGGCCGACGCGGCGAGCCTGGACGGGTACGGCCTGACCACGATTGGGTCGACGCTGAACTCTGCCTATCCGGTGCAGAGCTTCTCGTCTAACTACACCGCGGTGGTGGCCGATCGAGCGAAGACGTTCGTCTGGACCGCCGGGGCCGGCACCCTGACGCTGACTTCGTCAGGCACCTTGGGCGACAACTGGTTCATCTTGGTCCGCAACAACGGCACGGGCACGCTGACCATCGCGCCGTCTGGCGGCGATCAGATCAACTCGGCGGTGTCCTTGGCGCTTCAGCCGGCGGATTCGGCCATCATCTGCTGCTCGGGCTCGGCGTTCTTCACCGTTGGGGTGGGCAAGAACACCGACTTCAACTTCAGCCAGAACACCAAGGCGGTCACCTCCGGCTCGTACGTGCTGACGGCCTCGGAGGCTTCCAACCCGATCCAGAAGTTCACGGGCACGCTGACGGGCAACGTCACGGTGACGGTGCCTCAGACCATCGCCGTCTACTACGTCACCAACCAGACGGATGGCACTGGGGCCGGCTATACGGTCTCCTTGACCACGGGTGTTGCGGGCAGCGCTGGGGCGACTATTCCTGCCGGGCAGCAGGTTATCCTCATCTGCGACTCTCAGAGCCTCTACAACGCCTCTACGATCGCCGCAGGAGCGTCTGTCTTGTCGTTGGACGACGGGACCGTCTCGTCGCCTTCGCTGAACTTTGCCAGCGAGCTTACGACTGGCGTTTACCGTCCGGCGTCTGGACAGTGGGGCGTCACCATCCTTGGAACGCAGCGGGCGCTGCTGCAGGCATCGGGCTTGACGATCACGGGAGGCATCGGAGCCACGGGCAACCTGACTGTAGGGGGAACGTCGACGCTGTCGGCCCTGACGGCTTCCACTGCCCTGGCGCTGGACGGCAGCAAGAACGTCGTGTCGGTGACGAACACCGGCACCGGCAACAACGTGCTGGCCACCTCGCCGACGTTGACGACGCCCAACCTCGGCACCCCGTCTGCCGTGACGTTGACCAACGCTACGGGGCTGCCGCTGTCGACTGGGGTTACTGGGGCACTGCCTGTGGCCAACGGCGGTACAGGGATCACCGCATTCGGCACGGGTGTAGCCACCGCACTAGGGCAAAACGTCACTGGCTCAGGCGGCATCGTGCTGGCCACCTCGCCGACGTTGGTTGGTCCGACTGTAAGCAGTGGAAACGTCACGTTTAGCGGGACTGCGCAGCGGATCACGGGCGATTTCAGCAACGCGACGATTGCAAGTCGCGTGATGTTTCAGACAAGTACGACGAACGGCGCAACAAGCGTTTCTGTGTTGCCCAATGGTTCGTCAACAGAAGCCAACGTTGCGGTTTTTGCAAACAGCAGCCCGACGAATTCTGCGGTTGCTGTGTTGGCAATGACCTCAACAGATGCGCGAGTACTCAGCGCAATAACGGGCTCCGGGACTTACGTTCCTTTGACTTTGCACACCGGAGGCGCAGAGCGCGCCAGAATTGACGCATCTGGAAATGTCTTTATCAACACCACATCAACGGGGCACGGAGGAAATCCAAAGCTGGTAGTAAATGGCGCGTCCGGAAAAGCCATTGAAGCCCGCACTGACCTTGTCAACGACTACGCGCTTACGTGCGGCAATACAGCAACATCTGGTGACAATAATTTTATTTATTTTGGAACCGAGGCAAATGGTACAACCGGACGCGGCAGCATTACTTACAACCGTGCCGGCGGTTTAGTTGCCTACAACACGACTTCAGATTACCGCGCCAAAGACATTTTTGGCCCCGTCAACAATTCCGGCGCAACCATTGACGCGCTGAAGGTATACATAGGAAGGATAAAAGGCGCGACGCAATCGCGTCCAATGCTAGTGGCGCATGAGGCGCAAGCAGTGGCTCCGTACTCTGTGACCGGCGAAAAAGACGCCGTCAACGAAGACGGCACGCCCAAGTACCAACAAATGGATGTGTCTGCGCTGGTGCCGTTGCTGATTGCTGAAATTCAGTCTCTCCGCGCCCGCGTTGCAGCACTGGAAGCATGAAAACCCCCATCCTCGGAGCCGCCTACGTTGCCCGCAGCGTCAATGCACAAGTCTATACCTCGGGTAGCGGCAACTTCACAATCCCAGCAAATGTTACCAAGCTCAAGGTCACTGTTGTTGGCGGCGGCGGGGGCAGTGGGGGCTCTGTGTCTGGAAACACCGGAGGTGGCGGCGGTGGCGGTGGTGCCGCCATCAAGTGGCTAACGGGAATGACCCCTGGAAATACGCTGTCTTATTCAGTGGGTGCGGGCGGCACGGCGGGCACTTCTGCGCCAGGAAACGGCGGCGCTGGGTCTGCTAGTACGGTGGCTACTGGTACGACAGGAACGCCGCAGACGATCACTACACTTACTGGCAGTGGAGGCGGCGCGGGGCTTGCGGGCGGCAGCGGCGGCAGCGGCGGGGGTGGAACAAACGGAGATCTTAACGTCCCCGGCGGCAGCTTTGGCGGCTATGGAATTGGGGGCGATAGTATATATGCATCCGCTTCTCCGTATGGCTCACTTGGAAGTGCTGCATACGGCGGCGGCGCTAGTTCTTCGCCTTCGGCTAGCGGTCCTGGCGCTGCAGGTGCTGCGGGCGTGATCATCTTCGAGTGGTAAGCCATGAACTTCGACAACGCACTCAGTGTGGTCATCAAGCGCGATGGGGGTTTGCTCGACCGCGCCCTTAATCAGGGAAAAGCCGACAATATGGGCAACACCAAGACAACGGTTTGCAGCAAACTTCCGCAAGACGTTTGTTGACAGAGACAAGTCCAATGACTCAGAAGGTCTTCGCCCTTGACACGCAGCCCGGCATCCAGCGGGACGGCACGGTCTTTGACCGGCAGTTCTACACGGACGGCCGGTGGGTGCGCTTTCAGCGTGGGCGCCCGAGGAAGATGTTCGGCTTCCGCCGCATCAGCGAGACGCTCAAAGGGCCGTCCAGGGGGATCTGGCTGAACGCCTTGAACGGCTTCAACTACATCTTCAACGGGTTCGCTTCTGGCCTGCAGGTGCTGACGATCGACGACTCCGGGGTCGGGGCTGGCATCTCCAACTTCACCCTGACAAACTTCACCTCAAGCCCGAAGAACCTATGGCAGTTTGACGGGTTCTACAACGCCACGGGTGGTGTTGCATCTTTGGTGGCGCACCCAGGCCAGAACCTGGGCGAGATTGACAGCACGACCAACACTCCGGTGCTGATCGGCAACATCAACGGCACCACGATGTCGCAGATTGGGGTGTTCACGGACTCCCTGACGCTCAACGGCACGACCACCGCAACCCTGGCGGCGGCCAACATCCGCATCGGAGCCGGGCAGAGCGTCTCAGGGTTGAACATCCCCGCCGGCACCACCGTCACTGCGGTGGTGGGGACAACGGTGACGCTCTCCCAGGCTGCCACCGGTTCGGGGACGGTGACGGCGACGTTCAACAACAACGTCTCTGTCTCTGGGGGTGTGGTCGTGCTGCACCCCTACGTCTTCGTCTACGGCAACGACGGGCTGATCAGGAACTGCTCGGCCGGGGACCCCAACGACTGGGTGTCGGCCGACGCGAACGAGAACAACGTGGCCTCGGGCAAGATCGTCAAGGGTCTACCGGTGCGGGGCGGTTCCAACAGCCCTTCCGGCCTGTTCTGGAGCCTTGACAGCCTGATCCGCGTGTCCTATGCCCCCCAGAGCCTAGGGGTGGCCGGTACGGCGAACTTCGCCGCACCTACGTTCTGGCGGTACGACATCATCAGCAGTCAGAGCTCGATCATGTCGTCGTCAAGCGTGATCGAGTACGACGGCATCTACTACTGGTGCGGGGTCGATCGGTTCCTCCTGTACAACGGGGTGGTCAAGGAAATCCCCAACCCGATGAACCAGAACTGGTTCTTCGACAACCTGAACTACACCCAGCGCCAGAAGGTGTGGGCGACCAAGGTTCCCAGGTTCGGCGAGATCTGGTGGTTCTACCCGCGTGGCAACTCGGTTGAGTGCAACGACGCGATCATCTACAACGTGCGCGAGAACACTTGGTACGACGCCGGCCAAGCCATCGGTGCTCGGCGGTCGGCGGGGTACTTCTCCCAGGTCTTCGCCTACCCGGTGGAGGCGGACTGGGAGACCTCGGTGCAGACGGAGGTGACGTCGATCGCCACGACGGTGACGTCGGGAAGCCCCCTGCTGCTGCTGACCACCTACAACACGCTGGTGGAGGTCGACCAGATCGCTGAGGCAACGGAATTCCCAGCGGGGACGACGGTGCTCACGATCCAGTCCAGCGGCGTGCAGACCCTGGGGGCCATCACAGCGGGCTCAGGCTACGTCGACAACACGTACACGGGTGTACCCCTTACCGGCGGCTCCGGGCTCGCTGTAGAGGCTTCTGTGACCGTTGCTGGGGGTGTTGTGACGGCGGTCACCATCACCGAGGTGGGCTCGGGGTACTTGGTGGGGGATGTGCTGAGTGCCGACAACTCTGACCTAGGGGGAACCGGGGCGGGGTTCTCCGTGCCGGTGACGGCGATCTATGCCCAGATGATCCAGTTGTCGGCCAACGCCACGGCGAGTGCATCGACCACGGTGACGTTCAGCAACCCGCCCGGGTTGGTGAAGCTGTACCAGCACGAGATTGGCCGAGACGCGATTGACGGCGCCGAGGTGCTGGCCATCGAGAGTTTCGTTGAGACGAACGACCTGGGCTGGGTGTCTGGTGGTCCGTCGCAGCCGTCAGCAGAGGGCGCGAATCGCTGGTTGAGGCTGGAGCGGGTGGAGCCGGACTTCATCATGGCTGGCGAGATGGAGCTCTACGTCACCGGGCGTCCCTATGCGCAGTCGCAAGACGACACGACGGGGCCGTACACGTTCAATCAAGACACGAACAAGATTGACATGCGCGAGCAGCGCCGCGAGCTCAGGCTGAAGTTCCGCAGCAACGTGGCCGGCGGGGACTACCAACTGGGCAAGGTGATCCTGAACGCCGACGTCGGTGACGTCAGGGGGTACTGATGGCCAATGTCATCATCTATGACCCCAGGTTTCACACCTTTGAGTC